GCTATCAATTACTGCAAGCGAGAAGGGCGCGAAGAAGTCTGTCGGCGTTGCCAGAAACCGATTGTTGGTACTGACGTTCGCCGTCACGTTCTTCCGCTGCTCGGGCAGCTGAACCAGCTTGAAGATCCGCGCTTCAGCGTTGCGGATCATCTCGTCAAGGTTGTCGTTGAAGGTGGTCTCATCCACCTGCATCCACTCTTGAACCGCAGTCTTTAGGGAAGCCAGGGTGTAGCTCATGATGTTGTGACCTCCACGCTACCAACTGCTGTGGTGACTGCAAAAGTTTGCAACTGGGCGCCCAAGATACCATCCCCTCGGTTTGTGTAAACCAAGAAAACGGTGTTGTCCTTCCCGTCCGCCGCCGTGTCTGGGCGAGGATCCTGCAGCGCTTGAGGATCTAGGGGCGTCGGTTTCTTCATCAGCTGGGGGTGCTTGGGAGACCACTGGTCTGGTCCCACAAGCAAACCGTCCCATGTCTTCTTCATGTCGCGCAAACGATAGCGGAAACCTGTGATGTCACAGATCCCCCAGGCGTGCTTATTGTTCGCGAAGCCCATGGCGTCAGGCCGTGTTATAGCTGCGCAGATCAGGAGCAACGCTGTACGGCGCACGCTCCTCGTTCTGCGACATGGCCCGCAGAAACTCCTCGTCGTAAACCGCCTTCAGCATGGGCATGCGCTCGGGCGCCCGCTTCATGCTGATGTAGTAGGCCAAGCCGCTGGCAAGGGAGGGGTAGAACTCAAAGGGGAGATCCACCGTGTTAGCACCAGAACCGGCATCATCCATGCGGGTGAGCGCATCGGCAAAGACCGTGTAGGTGCTGCTCTTGTCAGGCACTGGCCAGATATACATGAGCGGTGAGGCTTGCTTGTCGAGCCAGAACTGATTCGGTTTCCCAGTCTGGGACTTGGTTGCCATGAGGGCGTATTCAGCACGGCTCATGCGCGTCAGGGGCACGTCGGTGGTGGTGCCCCCAGTGGTTTCCCGAACATAGACATCCAGCACGTCAATGACCGAGCTGGGAACCGTCGAGTTGACGTAGTAGCTTGCCGTGCCCTGCACCATCGGGATCTGGTATTGCTTGATGGTCCAAGCATTGATCCCCCTGTTGGCCCAGTCTGCCAGCAGCAGGTTGAGGCTTCGGGTAGCCGTCCGAAGGTCGTAAGCAGTGCGCAGTTCCAAGCCGCACCGCTCAAACGCCTCTTCTACATATTCGGCGACATCCAGTTCAAATGCTTTCGTTCCGCTCAGCGCCATCGTCCTCACCCTCTGCATAGAGGTTATCGAAAATCTGGTTCACGTCGAGAGTGTAATCCAGATCACTCTTGCTGTAATGGACATGCTGCGACGGGCGGAAGTCGGGAGCGCCCTCCCCGGTTTCGAACCATGCGGGGTGGGTGACGCGGACCCGATTGTTGGGAAGCGCAACTATGTTGCCCGTCCACTTCCCGGCATCCAGCAATTCTAAAACGTGGCTCTGCTTGTGCTGAGCAGGATCGTCGGCGATCTCGCTTTCCGCATAGTCCACGGTGAAAAGATATTTTGCCGGGTAAAATTTCCCGTCAATCTTGGCCAACCAAGGGCAAGGCTGGCAACGGTCAAGCACATAGACCGCGTGGTGGTGGCTGCTGCAGTCCCACGGCTGAGCAGCCCAAACCGGCATCGGTTCAGGCCACTCTTCCAAAGGCGTATCCCCAACCAGCGCCGTGATAGGCATCCGCGCCCACATTGCTCCGCCATGCACATTAGGTTCGTCTGTGTCGTAAGTCTCGGCTCCGGTGAAGATCACCTGAAAGCTGAGGCAACGACTTGGCATCGTCGTCACTGCGATAACAATGGCGTGAAGAAATTCGCCATGGTAGGCCGTGTGATTATGCGTGTACTCCCGCCTTACCCATGCTTTGAAATGCGGAACGTTGCTCTGTAGATATGCCATTTATCGCCCGTAGAGACCGCTCTTCTTGCTCGACGGTGACCGCATAGGACCAGCAGGCTTGCGGTTGTTTGCACCGCCCTTCGCTGCGCCCTTGGTGGCCATTGCTGCACCGCCTTTCGCGTAGCCCTTGGTCTTCATGGCTGCGCCACCTTTGGCCATGCCTTTGGCTTTCATCATTCCGCCCTTGGCCATGCCCTTTGCTTTTATCTTCATGATTTCGCCCCCTTGTGCGGCAAAAGTTGAAACGTTAGTGGGCTTGCCGCCCACGCCTTGCTTCTTTGAGCGCTTCCGCCGAACGGCAGAGGCGATTTCTTTCTCAGTCATCCTTGATGCTTTTGCCGAAGGCACGCATTTCGGATAACCACGATCTGAGTCGCTCGCGGAGCTTCTCCCACATTCTTCGAAGCCACCGCCATCCTTTGGCTGCGAGATGTCCACCCACTTCTCTTTCTTGAACCATTTCGTCAGTCCCTTCCTTGGCTTAGCCACGGGGCACCCTGGTCTGCTTGCGCTTGCTGTTCATCATGGCTCCGCAGCCGCGACCCTGAACCAGCATGGTGTTGGCGTTGACCTCTCCGCCTTTCGCCTTGTTGTTGCTGTAGGTGCCGCCGAGATCCTTGTAGCGTTTCACCATGAAGCCGCTGGCATAGGCGCTCGGCCAAACATCAAACTTCCGCTTGGCTTCGGAGCGAGCTTTCCGGTAGAGATCCGGGTTGCGTACATTTTCTGGTACGTCTTTGCTCATGATGCTTACCTGATGTTGGCAAGACGACCTAGCTGTCCGCTAGCCCGTGCGCTTGCGATCCTTCTTTGCATCTCTGGCGTAACCGTTGGCGCGGTGCGAGATGTAACCGAAGCTGCCCGGCGTTGTTGCGCAGCACGGGCTTGGGCGATCTGCTGAGCGCGTTCTTGCGCCGCTCGCTGAGCTGCCTGCTGGGAAGCTCGCTGTGCTGCCGCACGTTGTGCCGCTTGTTGCGCTGCTCGCTGTTGAGCGGCCCTTTCTTGAGCCGCCCTCTGGGCTGCTGCTCGTTCAGCGGCAGCACGCTGAGCTGCTTGCTGAGCAGATCTTTGCTGTGCTGCGCGTCGAGCGGCCTCTTGAGCAGCCCGTTGCGCTGCGGCTCGCTGTTCTGCTTGCTGGGCTGCTGCTCTCTCTGAGGCAGCGCGCCGAGCGGCTTCTGCGGCGCGGGCCTGTTCAACTTGGCGAGCACGCTCTGCTGCTGCCCGCCGAGCGGCTTCTTGGGCCGCTCGCTGTTGGGCCAGTTGAGCTTCTCTTGCGCGAGCCGCTGCTTCTGCTTGGACTCTCTTTTGGGCTTCTGCTTGGGCCTGGGCTTGGCGCTGAGCTTCTTGCTCTGCCTCAATACGAGCTTGCTCTCGCTCGGCATCGGAACCACCGGCTCCGGGCGGGAAGTACTGTTGGCTCATGCCCGGTAGCACCCCAAAACCGGGAGGCTGCACAGCAGCACCCCTGCTCTCTTGCACCGCCTTCAGGCGATCAATCACGTCCTGCGGGATTGGGATCGATTCTTCGCCCCTTGGGATCGAAGCTCTCGGTTCAGGCGCAGGGGCCGGTGCAGGAGCTGCAGGCTGACGAGCCATGGCTTCGATCCGCGCTTCTTCTCGGGCAGCATCAGTCATGCCACCCATCGGCGACGTGGGTCGCTGAGGCGCTGATGGCCGGGTCGGGCGCAGAGCTTCTTCAATGGCATCAAGGCGAGCTTGCTCGCGGGTTGCGTCAGTCATGCCGCTAGGGCTGCTGACAACTTCTTGGGCCTTCTTCTCAAGGAACTGTTGCCCCTGGTTGGATTGCAGCTCGCCCATGATCTGTCGGCGGATTGCGTCGACATCAACCGGCTCGCGCTGGTTTGCCTGCTCTAGTTGTCCTTGCAGGTCAGCGATACGCTGCTCAAAACCACTTATCTTCTCTTGCGGGTTTAGCTCTTCCATGATTTGAGCGCGGATAGCTTCAGGGTCAACCCGAGACTCTTCTGCTGCCTTCAGCTGCGCTTGCAAGTCGGCTATCTGCTTCTGGAATGCGTCAATTTGCTCTTGCGGACGAAGCTCTTCGATCAGCTGCTTTCGGAACTCATCCGGGTCAAATTGAGGCTTCATGCGCTCCTGCAGCTGTCCAAGCAAATCTTGGATCTGGGTCTGCACCTGATCATTTAGCTGCCGATACTGATCTTGGCGGGCGCCGTACTGGCTGCGCATCTGCTCGACCGGAGAAGTGAGATCCACCGGCTTGGGGGCGAATCCTCCAGAAGGCAGGATGCTGCTTTCCGGACGCTCGCCTCGGGCATATACCGGGCGTGTCATCAGGTAGTCCATGATCCCTGCGTAAGGACTGCTAGCTGGTTGAGGAGCGGCGGCACGACCGCGCTCAACTAAACCGGCATAGGTGTCCATGGGATCGTAAGGACGAAGGAGACTGCCAGCCCCGCCAGCACCGGGCGCGGGGATTGAGGAAACTGGGCGGGGCGGCAGTCGAACCGGGGGAGAAGGGGGAATGCCGCCAAAGGGCGGCGGTTCGTCACGGTCGTCGATGCCGTTCCGATTGTTGTCAATAAAGTCCGCCGTCCGAATCATCCCCCCAGAGGGAAATGACGGCATTTGCGGGCTTTTCGTTATGCGGGTGAAAAGATCTGACAAGCCATTTGTTGGCGCAGCAAATTGGTCAAGGGGCTGCGTCATCATGTCATTGATTCTTGGATCAAATAACTGGCTCATCGCATCACCACTGTTTACATGACCAGTACCGAGGAGTCAGTTTGTCCTTCGCCGTGTCACAGGAGTGGCGGGCTCGGAAGTTGGCTCGTCGTTCTGGAATATTCTTTTTGATCCGCATGTCCGGATCCCCAAAGCGGACCAGTTTGACCTGATCCCCTTGCCGAGCTAAAACCGCGAACTTCTTATTCGCGTCTGGCGTGCGCTTCGGTTTGTTGAAGCCAGCGAACGTCTCCCCTCGGTAGGAGAGACGCCCGCCTTCGGTCTTCTTCACGTCCTTGCTCGTTGCCATCAGTACGTCTTGATGAGATCAAGAATGACGGTGTAAGCATCCCCGGTTGCGGCGTTGAGAGTGGTGAACTTGATGTCCCCCGTCTTGCCCGTCGCCGAATTGTTGGGGATCGCCGTGAAGGACGAATAATCGTGATGACCGTTTGAGTTCTCGCTCAGAATGATGGCTGGCGTATCGACGGTGGCATCGAAAAGGATCTCGACGCCCATGCCAACGCACTGCCACCAGATCTGGTGAATCGCAACCTCGGTGCATGCCTCGCCCCGACTATTCGCAGTCAGGGCGGAGACATCGACCTTGGTCACGGCGCTTTCGCCAGTCCCATCCGAGACGTTCGTGAACTTCATTACCGCTCGACGTTCACCGTCTTGGATGGTCTGCGTGGTGACCGCATCAGCCATGCTTTACCTCCTTACGAGAGGTTCCGGTTTTGCAGATACAGCACCGTCACCGTGGCAGCACCGGCAGTTGCAGCCGTGCCAGTCTGATTGTAGGTGACCGTCACGTCGACATCAGAGGTGCCAATGTCGATCAGGTTGCCGATCTGCGACACGTCAGAGGTGGCCAGCACGCGGGCCTGGGAGCCAGCAGCCAGATCGTCAGCGTACAAATTGGCCGTGGAGCCATCACCGATGTCGAAGGTGTTGGTCGTGCCAGCGTCGAAAGCGGTGGTTACGTCGACGGTGATCTGGAAGATCTGGCTGTTAGCAGGCAGCGTTGCAACCACAGTGGTGCTGCCGTCTGCGCCAAAAACGACGTTGCCGCTTTGAGCCATGAGGACGAAACCAACGTTCGCCTTGTCTTCACCAACGGTGGTGCCGGTGGTGTGCTTGATCGTGCCAGCCTTGATGGGGCCAGAGAAGGTCGTGGTAGCC